GGAGCTTGAAAATTATTTTATTACAAGTATAGGTTATACAACAAAAAAAGATATAGATGAATGTAGTGAAGAAGAAGCATTAGAAGTTTTTTCTCATTTACAAAGACCAAAAGATTTTAATATTGATGTGATTGGTAAACTTAAAAAATAAAAAATATGGTAGCAAAAACAAAAAACCTTTCAGTAGCAGAATATTTTATTGCTATACAAAAAGAATATTTGATTGCTGAATTTAGAAAAAAAATTTATTTCAGTCCAAATGATAAAATGTATTATCAAAAGGTTATGAATTTTAAAGTTGAAAAAATTAAAAACATAGCAGATAGAAATCATTTAGATAGCATATTAAATAATTCATTTAAAATGGAAGAATTAAAAAATGAATTGTTTGATAAATTAGGAAAACCTAAATTTGAAATGAATAAAACAGATTTAGAAAATTATTATGCTAAAGGTAATGATTTTTCATTTAGGGGAGATATTTGGATTTTAGATAAAATAAATGAAGATGAAACTTTGACTCTTTATTCTCCAAAGTTACAAAAGTATGAAATTGCTAAAAAAGATGAAGTCTGTAGAATACTATAATTTTTTTTTATATTGAGATTATACACTTATTTATAGAGTTTTCTGGCTATTTTATTTAAAAAAGATTAAATCTTTGATTTTTTACCAAAAACTTTATAAAAAAATTTTGTTTTGGTGAAAAAAAGTATTATCTTTACTTCAGAATTACCAAATCGTAAATCAAATCGTAAATCAAATCGTAAATCAAAATGGGAAAAGAGATTAAAATGTCAGAGAAACTCTACTATAGATATGAATATCTTGCTAATAAATATGCCAGCAAAATATTTTCGTATGAAGAGTTGTCATTTGAATTCGATGATTTAGTTCAAGAATTCAGAATAAAGATATTTACATCCATAAAATCTTATGGTAAAAGATGGGATAAATATCGTAACAATGAAGCGTCAAAACCTGTTCCAATTCGTTTTTATCTCGAAGCTGCTTGTTCCAATAAGATGAGAGATTTCATGAAATACATAAGCAGAGAAAATTATAAAACACGGATTGATGATATCAATTATGACTATGGAATTGAAGACGATACGAATATTGTTCCAGAAAAAAATAAGTTTTTTGTAAATGGTATTGATTTATTGGAAGGTTTATCTGGTAAAGAAAGATCTGTATTTAGCCTTTTTTTGAGAGGTTACAATAGAAAAATCATCAACAAAGTTTATTACAATAAAGAAGAGGAAAAAATAAAAAAACAAGTGATTGATAATGGAGATGAACCATTTACTGTAATAGATATAATAGAGATGCAAAAAAGTTATCTTATAAAAAAATATGGCAATGATTTACTTCAAAAGCGTAAAGTTTATTCAAGTTATAATTTAGATGAAGATTGATTGAGGGCTTAATAAAGTAGTATAAACAAATTTTTAAATCGTAAAAAAAATGGCAACTAAAATGAATGCAACAATTGCAAAAAGAGTGAAAACATTAGGAATTAATGTTAAAACTGAAGAAGAAGCACGTGAAAAACTTATTGAAATTCTCGCCAGTAATGGAATTGATGGTATGGATGATGAAGACATCGATACATTGATTGAAATCGCTGAATCTTTTGTAGAAGATGAAAATAATAATGATGATTCTTCTGAAGAAGATGAAAATGATGAACTTGCTAAAGAAGTTATGGAAGAAGAAAAACCTGTAAAAAAATCTTCAAAACCTGCTGTTAAAAAAGTAGAAGTAGAGGACGAAGAAGAAGACGAGGAAGAAGAAGATGACGAAGAAGATGATGAAGATGAAAAACCTGTAAAAAAATCTTCAAAACCTGTTGTTAAAAAAGTAGAAGAAGACGAGGAAGAAGAAGATGACGAAGATGAAAAACCTGTAAAAAAATCTTCAAAACCTGTAAAAAAATCTTCAAAAATTACTAAAAAAGTAGAAGTAGAAGAAGAAGATGAAGATGAAAAACCTGTTTTAGCTTCTAATGTAAAAGTAAGTAAAAAATCAGTTGAAAAAGTTCCTGCTAAAAAGGTAGTTGAAACTGGAAAAACGGATAAAAAAAGTATTGTGAAACTTGATCCCAAAAACAATGAAGAAGATAGAAAAGCATTTAAACCTTTACATAAATTATTTCCGGAAAGTGAATATGTGTATAATTGGATATCGAAGTCTGGAGTTACTATCAAATATAAAGGCAAAAATTCTAATCGTTCGTTAGTCCTTATTGAAAATTGTTTGATTCAAAAAGACGATTCAATAAAATGCACCCTTTATTTTTTGATTTTCACAAAGTCTAAAGAACCTCTTGATAAAGCCGGAATTGAATATGAAGTTTGTTGGAGTGGTGCTCCCTTTATTAAAGGAATTACGCTTTTAGAAGCAATTGAAATTATTACTGGTTTTATGGGAGAAATTACTGCTACTGTTCAAAAAATAGACAAAAAACTCGGCGAAAATCGTAATAAAATGGAAGAAAATTTGAACAAAAAACCTGTTGCTAAGAAAATTTCAAAAAAGAAATAAGTAACATTTGTAAATATTAAAAGGAGGATATGAAAATATCCTCTTTTTTTATTTATACAAAGTTATTTATTTAGGTTATAAATAAAGACTGAATTAGAATAATAACAAAAATAAAATTGAAATTATGAACATAGACTTTGATTTAAATAATGTATTTATGCCTGAACTTGGTGTAGTTAGAACGGAAAATTTTTCAGGAATGTATCCTGTAATTAATCATTATATTTTTACCCAAAAATCTTATGAACCAAGTCGTGATGGTAAAGTAAAAGAAATACTTGATTTTAAAACACAATTGATAAATCCTTATCGCAGATGCGTAGGAGGTTATAAAAGAAATATAAATATTTTTTTCCTTTTAGCAGAAGCCATATGGATTGCTTTAGGAAAAAAAGACGCATATTTTCTAACTCTTTTTAATAAGAAAATATCCGATTTTTCTGATGATGGTAAGACTTTTCACGCTCCTTATGGTTATCGTCTAAGACATTGGGGGATAAGAACTGAAGATTCATTTGTTGATAATTTGAATGCTTCAAAGGGATATGATCAAGTCATTGATGCTATTAAATTATTTTCAGAAAATCCTAATACAAGACAGGTTGTTATGTCTATTTGGAATCCTAATTTTGATTTGGGATACAAAACAAAAGATATACCTTGCAATGATATATTAATGTTGAAAATAAGGAATGGAAAATTAATTACTACCATTCAGAATAGAAGTAATGATTTGCATTGGGGGTTGCCAACTAATATATTTCAATTTAGTTTTTTGACGGAAATTATCGCTGGATCTTTAGGAATTGAACTTGGAACTCAAACGCATAATTCTCAAACTCTTCACATATATGAATGGAATGATATTGCTAAAAGTATGAGTGATTTATGGATAAAAAAATATAAAGACGACAAGGTAGTTGGAAATATGTATGAAGATTGTGATGCTGAAGAAAAACATATAGATTTTAATTTTAGCCATGAAATACCTGTAAATCGTTTTAGAGAAATTGAATATAATCTTCAAATTATAATTAATAATCTTATTAAGATATCAAAAGGAGAAGATGAGATACAAGACGAAATTGAGCAATTAGCAACTTTTTCTAATTATCTTTATAGTTCTTATAGACTATTAAAGATTTATTTAAAATACAAGGAAAAAATGACTGATTCAATGACTATTGCAGAAAAAGATGATGAAAGATATTGCGCTTTTTTTGAAATAGAAGATTTAGAATCTGAAATGGGATATGATGATTTTAATTGGGATATTTCAATGCTTGCTAAGAATTTTTTTGCGGCAAGGTTGTTTAATAAAATGAATCATAAATATTTAGGTAAATTATAAATATGACAGATACTTTAGCAAAGTGGATAGAAGAAAATAAGTTGATAATATCAGAGTCAAAATTAAACAATTGCGATATTATTTCAATAGAAGGAATTGGTGATTTTCTTTATTTACATTCATTTGAGGGAAAAATAATTGATGAAGATTTTTCATTTATACTTTCGGATGATGAATTTGATATATTAGACGAGAAAAAAGTAAATTTTGTTTTGTTTGAATTCGGAACTAAATTCTATTATTCAGGATTAAAACAAGATAAAAATAAGTATAATGAAATTATATACAAGCCGGAATTTAATGATTTTAAATATCTTGGCAAAACAAGTGAACCGTTTATAATGGATTTTGCCCATATAGGCATTCATACAGAATATGAGATTATGAATGGTTCTGGTTCTCCCGAATTGTGGATTAAAAAGGGTTCTTTTCTTGGTTGTAAGGCGCTTGGAATTTGCGATAAAAATAGTATGGCTGGCACTCTTTCTTTTCAAACTTTTTGTGAAAAAAAGGGGATTAAATCAGTAATTGGAGAAACAATATCTGTTGCTAAAGAATATTCAGAGGGAAAGCAAAATCAAGAAACATTTGAATTAAAAATGTATATCTTGAATTATCAAGGATGGAAAAATTTGTTACTTATAAATAAAGCTATAAATGTTGATTATAATGGTTTTATTCCGGATACATTACTTTATACACTCGGAAAAGGATTATGCTGTGTAGTGCCTAAGGAAAGCGAATTAAATTATATTAAAGATAATAGGAAAGAAGTAATAAAACTTATAACTAAATACAATAAAAGTTTTGATAAAGTATATTATCAGATTGACACTGTTAAATTTACTTCTAAACAGTTGTTTAAAAAACATCTTGAAAATATAAATACATATTTGTGTAATTATCGCAAATTGTTAAAGCCTATTTTGATAAATGATTCATATTATCTTGATAAAGAAGAAAGTGAGCTTAAAACATTATTAAATAAAATCAATAAGAAAGTTTCTCCGGAATCAGAAGATCAATATTTCAAAAGCGTTGGAGATACCATTAATTCTTATTCAGAATGGATTGAAGATGTAAAACCTTTATTTGAAGTAATAACAACTGGCATATTAAATGCTTCTGAATTAGTTGACGATATAAAATTCAGGATTAATACAGGAGAAAGAAAATTACCTCATTTTGAAGTAAAAAATGTTGAAGAATTATTTTTTAAGGAATTAGAAAAAGGTGTGAATGAAAGATTGGCGGATTTAGATCCTAAAGAACTTGAAATTTATTTGAAACGAATAGAAACAGAGTGCAATGTTATAGTTCCTAATGGATTGTGTGATTATTTTATGATCCTTTGGGATGTAGTGCAATGGTGTAAAAAGAATGATATAAATGTAGGAACAGGGCGTGGTTCGGTTTGCGGTAGTCTTGTAGCTTATTGTCTGTATATTACAGATGTTAATCCATTGAAATATGATTTGCTTTTTGAACGTTTTTTAAATGAAACTCGTGTTTCAGGAGAGCGTTCAAAATCAGCCGACTCAATGCCAGATATAGACATAGATTTTCCAACGCAATATAGAGATGATGTGAAAAATTATATCAAAGAAAAATATGGATATGATTACACTTGTTCTATTGGAACATATACAAGAATGAAATTAAAAACTTGTATAAAAGATTTTGGTAAAGAAAAAGGATTATCTTTCGATTATACGAATAAATTGACAAAAGACATAGATGACCAAATTGAGTACACCTGGGGAGATTTAATTGAGTATGCTACAAAATCTAAGAGTTTATTCAAATTTGTTCAAGAATATCCGGATATTGTTCATCTAACAAAATACGCTTTATTGCTCCCTAAATCAGAATCTGTTCATCCTTCAGCAGTTGTTATAGTTCCTAAGTTTAGAATTGATGAAAGTCATGCTGATATAAATCTATGGGAATGGATGCCTATCAAGAAAATTGATGGTGTTCTTGTATCCGAATGGGAAGGTAAATACATTGATAAATCAGGATTCTTGAAAGAAGATATTCTCGGTTTATCTCAGCTTGATAAATTTAAGAGTATATTGACTTTGATAAAAAAGAATACTGGTAAAAATATAGATGTTAATAAAATACCTTTAGACGATGAGTCGACATTTAGATATTTCAAAAGAGGATGGAATGAAGACGTATTTCAGTTCGGTACTACTGGTTTGATGAATTATTGTCGACAAGTTAAACCTGATACACTTGAAGAACTTATAGCAATGACTGCTTTATTTCGTCCTGGTCCGATGGAAATAAATGCTCACGCAGATTTTGCTGATATTAAGAACGGAAAGAAAAAACCTTCTTATGATTTTGGTATGGAAGAAATTACCAAAGAAACGTTTTCATTGTATGTGTATCAAGAACAAATTATGAAGGCTGTAGTTGTAGGAGGATTAACGGAAGTCGAATCAGATATTCTTCGCACTACTATAAAAAAGAAGGATGTAAAAACATTAAGTTCGTTTGGAGAAAAATTCCAAATGGGATATTCAAAATTTCTTGAAAATAATGGAATTGAAAAACCAAAAGAATATGCTAATAAAGTTTGGAATAAGTTACTCGCTTTTTCAGGATATGGTTTTAATAAATCCCACGCTACTGCATATTCAATTATGTCTTATTGGAGTCAATGGTTTAAGGTAAATTATCCATTAGAATTTTGGACAACTGCATTACAATTTTCTAAAGAATCAGAAGTAACATATAGACTTGCTGAATTAAAGAAAACTGGAGTGGAAATTGAAATTCGTCCTCCAGATATTAATTTTTCTGACATCAATTTCACGTGTGATCCGAAAGAACAACGTATTTTCTTCAGCTTGATGAAAATAAAAGGAGTAGGCGAAATAGGAGTCCAGAATATTATAAATACAAGAAACGAGGGTGGTCAATTTTATTCATTAGAAGAGTTCCTAAGCCGAGTACCTTCAAAGGTTAATAAAACGGTTGTAAAGTGCCTTATTATTGCTGGAGCGTTTGATTTATTAGAAAATATTACTAATCCAAGAGATAGAAGGAAACTTTTGGTTAAATATTTGGACATGAAAGGAGACGTTATGCCAGAAGAGTATAATGTTGAGGATGCTAAAACTAATGCTTTTTGGATATTAGAACAAAAACGTTTGACTGGTTTTGGTGAAGTTGATTATGAAAATATGATTCGTGAATCTATACCAAATAAAAGAATCGCTAAAATCTATATTAATGATTCTGAATTTTTAATTACTAAGGAAAAAACTGAAGTTGCTGTAGCAGGTAAATTAATATACTACAAAGAAAAAGAAATTAAGAGCGGAACCATGTGTACTTTAAACATAGATTGTAATAATACAATAATTCCTGTTCTTATGTGGCCTGATGCTTTTGAAAAAATAGGAGAAGAAATTTCTAATCTAAAGGGGTGTATTATTGCTGTAAATGGAATAGTAAAGAATGACAAATTCAAAAATGAAAAGAAAATAATTAGTAACAATAGAACAAAGTTATATGTAATATCCGATCATAAAAATAAGATTGATAATTTTTTAAGATCAGAAAAATAGTAATCATAAAGTTATGAAAGAATTTGTAAATAAAATTGTGACACTTGATAATATCAAGCAATGGGAAGAAAGAGATAGCGTTATAAAAGAAAGCGTATCTCAACATTCATTCAAAGTATCTGCAATATGTGTTTTTCTTTTGGAAAATATTCCTGACTTCCCAAATGAGTTTTATGATTTTAAACTTAAATGCGTAGAATATTCTATCTTGCATGATTTTGATGAATCAATTCTTGGTAGGGATATAAGTCATGCCATTAAGTATAATGATTTTAATGGATCAGATATTCGTGAAAATCTTGATAAATTTGTTGAACATAAATTAGAATTAATGAAATTAAAATTTTTGTTTGATAAATTTAATGATAAAGATGTAAAAATTTTTTGTAAGTTGTGTGATTGGATTGGACTTTATACTTTTATAACAAGAAATGAAAAAATGGGTGTAAAATCGTTTAAATCTGAAAAAGTGTATTGTTTAAAAAACATAGAAATAAAAAGAATTGAATCTGAAGAAATATTGAAAAATAGTTTCGGAATCAATTTTAATTTTGAAAATTTAATAAATAATTTAATAAAATAATTATGGAGAAAATAGCAATGACAAAAGAAAGCGTTGATAAAATATTCAACTCAGTAGGCGAAATTCTTGTAAAGAAGAATGCCGATTATGGCGGAGCTTCGTTTGATTTAGGAATTAATGGTAATATGGTTCATATTTGGGATAAAGCAAGAAGATATAGAAGTCTTGTCGAAAAACAAATGAAAGGAGAAAATCCTAATTTTGAAAGCATTGAAGATACATTGAAAGATATAATTGGATATGCTGTAATTGGTCTTCATATTTTGAAATCCGATAATGAATAATAGATATGGAAAAGAAAATAATTAAAAT